CATACCAAACTTGTCTAGTTCTTGTTTATACTTATTTTCGTATAGTGTCAACATATCTAAAGGGCCTTTTAAATACCCATATGCTTCACATAAACATGCATATAATAACCCATTTCCAAAGTATTGACTTACATAAGTTGTAGTATTTGATCCAGATAATCCTGTTGGAATAGCTTCATAATGAATTTTAAATACATATGTTGAATCAGGAGCAGGAGCTAAAAATAATCTTCCAGAAGTCGTATCTGTTACACCTGTTGCTCCACCAAACATAGCATAATATTTAGGTGTTCCTGTTGCTGTTTCAGCAGGTATATATTCTTGTAAATAAGTTTCATCTTTTTTTTCTAACCAAGTATTTGCTCCGGTTGCCGCTGATGTTGAAGTATATACTTGAACACCTTTAACAAATAAAGTTTTAGCAGGAACATTAATTGTTGTTTGTCCTGTAACTAAATTACCTGTTGATTGTTTTTTGTATGCATCAAGAGGTATATCTCTTAAAATTCTCATTTCAGCATTATCAATAAACTGATCAGTAATAGTAGATGTTAATACATTAGTGTCTACTTCTGTATAATTTTGAATTGCTGTTGTTAATGTTGCGTATGTAAATCCTGCCATAATTAAGCTCTATCATTTATTGGTCCAATTGTACACTGGAAACCACCTCCTGTTTCAGTGCTAGTAGCAGCGTTTACTAATGTAACGTTTATACCATCAAATTGAGTAAGAGTAGCTGGTTGTCCTGTATATGGAACAGATGTAGTATTTAAAGATGCTACTTGGTAAGAACCAAAAACTTTTGCATCATCAGCGTGAGAAGTAGCTGTTGTTTTAGCTGGAGATGAACCTCTAAAAGGTGCGCTAGTTCCTCTTGTACATCCAGTTAATTGATTTGTAGATTTACCTGTATATTGAATAACTTCATTTACAAATAAACCTGAAGTCGAATCTACTTTTTCAATCATTATAAAACCACTTGTTGGAAACTCTGATGCATCAGTTAAATCAATAGAAGTTGCAGAATTAGTTATTGCTCCATTTAAAGTTGTAGACATTTGTAAAGTAGTTATGGCAACTCCACCAACTGGACTTTTTACATTTTGAAATCTAACATGATCATTTACAGAAATATCACCATCAGGAAAATTAATTTTTAATGTTGTATTTGCAGATGTTACAAATGGATTAGTAGGTAAAAAATCCGTTGTTGGAAACTCTGTTCTTGCAGGTCTAGCTTGTGGTAAACCTTGAGGATCAGATCCTACAGGTTTTGGTTGTAGTTGAGGTTGTTTAGGTTCATATTCTGAAATATGAACTCTAGAACCATTCCATTCAACAACCATTTCTGTATATGGAAAAGCCATCCCTGATCTATCTGATATGAACTGGGAATATTTACCTTTTGAAAAATTTGTCATTATGTGCCTGGATAATAAGTTTTAGGTGTTATAAAGGAACTAGAAGAAGAACCATCTTCAGCTAATGCTCTTTGTAATTCATCTTCATACATTAACTTCATGTTTTGAGTTAATTCAGGTTTGAATTTTTGTGATAAATAATAAGCTAATCCTGATGCCATACATGGAACAAATCTATAAGGAATATCTGTAGCGTTTGTATAGTCACCTACATCTTGTATTCTTTTTACATAATAATAATTAATTGTATTACCTGCTTCTGAACTTCCAGGAGTTAGATATAAAGTGACTGTAACTTTATCAATAAATCTTTGAACAAAATATTGTGTTGGAGTTCCTTCAGAAGTTTTATTTGAAAGACCTTGATATGTAGATCTGTTTATTTTTGTAAGAGGTGAATCAACACTTGAAGAGTTTCTATAAACAGCTTCTAATACATCGTCAACACCATACACAGCTGTAGCATCTGAAGTTCCATCAGACGTAGCTCTATACATTGTATATTCTGCTTGACCATCAACTAATGTAATTGAATTGTTTGCTACTTCCCAATAGTGAAGACCTCTATTACCCCACTCTTGAAACATTATATTAAGCGAACGCCTTGCCATACGTAACTGATTACCAGATACGCCTTGCATTCCTATTCGTTCGTAAGCTTCTTCTATTATCTCATCAATAGCAAAAGTTTTGTCGAACGTTGCTGTTCCCGAAGTGGTGTTTGCCATTTAAACTCCTTAGCCAGTATATCCGATAGTAACAGATGTTGTATTTGTTAAATCTAAATATATACCAGTTCTACATCTAATACCGCTTCCTGGGACATAAATGTCTAGTCCTTCAGTTCCGCAATTACCTTCGAATACTAAAGCACCTGTTGCATCTGTTCCATCATATAGTTTGATATTACTATCAGCCACTCCTTCAACTTGAATATAAGTTATTCTAGCTGGTCCAATATATGAACCTGAAGCGTTTGTTGCTCTACCAAATCTACCGTCAGAAGTTCTTGTAGAAAACTGTTGGTCTGATGTTGCCATATTTTATCTCCTAATTAATTTTAAGTATGGGGCCGAAGCCCCACACTAATTACTTATTACGCGTCTGCGTATGGTGTTACTATTGTACCTGATCCAAGCAATAAAGAATTGTGAACCATATACGTAGCTGTATCAATCGCTGTGATTGATACGACGCTACCAACGATTCCACCTTTTGTAGAACCATTCATAGTTATAACATCGTTAGATGCACCTGGTATGAAAGCTTTTTTAGAGCCATCATCTACAGCTATTATGATACCGCCTTTAAATTTGTCAGTACCATCTGTTAAGATGTCCATATCAGTTGCAGCTGTTTCCACATAAAAGTGAAAAGTTGCACCAATGTTGTTTAAGTTATTGAAGTCAGTATCACCTGCAGTAGCACCATTAGCATTTACATTGATACTCGGTAAAGTAAATTTACCATCAGCGTCATTGCAAAGTAAGATCTTACCTGCGTGTGTAGCAACCGTCAAAGTTGTGTCAGCTGTTAAGCTAACTGTCATGCCAGGTCCCGTATTTTGAAATCCATTTTTGGAAATCACCGGTCCTGAAAACGTTGTTTTTGCCATAATTATATCCTCCTAGTTTACGAATACTGTCTCTAGGCCGTCGACTATATGCGTCAGTATTCTAATTAATTATATAGTAGTTGTTTTATATATCAGATTTATATGAAGTGCAAGAGAGCCTTAATAGAAAGTGCGATTTCAGCGATGTAGCGTTTTTATGTTACGTAGCTACAGAAACGTCGGGTTGAGCAGCGTTTATCTTATTAATCAAGTGAGCTTCTTTAGCTTCAGCTTGCTTAATGTGATTAATAACTTGTTTAATCTTGTCATCAATCCTTACCATATCAAGAGTGTATCTTTTCTCCTGATTATAGTGCTGCGACCACTTCAGTTCTAGACTCCTTTTTTCCGTGTAAAGGTTCTGAACGTGTGTCATTTATAACCTCCTCATAGGTTAACCACAATTTGGATTTACTTGTAAATCCATCTTTTTCCCATACTATATCTTTTTGTCCTAGTTTGTCAACTAGTGCATCTTCAAAGGCTTTATCCTCATCTTGAGACATTATCTCAAAACGCGCATGATAGCCATATGCTCTGATTTGTATTAGGAAAGTTTTCATTGGGTTTTATCTTTCTACCATAAAAAAAGGGCGGCTACAAGAGCCGCCCTTAATTATTCAGTTAATCTAGTGATTACGCACCAGGTGAACCGAAGATACCTCTAGGGTCTGAGAATCCGAATGAATATCTCTCTCTAGCTTTGTATCTAACGTTACCTGTATCGAAGTCACCTTCCATAGCTGTCTTAATTGGAGATCTAACGAACATTTTTAATCCGTTAGGTACATCTGTCTTGATAAAGAACGCATCAGTGTCAGTTAAGTAGTTGTTCACTACATAACCTTGAGGAATCATCCCCATTGATACTACTGCGTTGATATCATTGTCAGCTGTTCCAACTCTACCTGCAGACTTCATCAGTCTTTCAGCAGTAAATTGTAGCTCAGAAGGAATAATCATTTTTACTCCTCTTGCTGCAATTTTAAGACCTCTCTCATCTGTCAACGCCGCGATGTCGATTAACGATTGTTCTAATGAAGTCTCGTTAAGATCCGCTGATGTTGATAGCTCATTTGAGAAAGTTCCAGCTATTGTTGGGTGATCAGTGGCACATAACTCTTTAGTGTCACCACCAGCAAATGAAGAATTGAATGCATTGTTTAATACATTCGCAGCTTTTACTTGCTTAGTGTTTGCCATCGATCTTGCTAAAGCTTTTGTATATCTAGACGCAAGTCTGTCATACAAATTGTCCTCAATCGCTTCTTCAGTGATTGCGAACGCTAAAGCTACCGTTTCGTGCGAATATCTAGCTGTGAAAGTTTCTTGTGCGTTGTCAAAAGTTACTCCAGAACCTTCTGGTTTTACTTCTGCATTCGCGAAACCAGATAACATTACTTCTTCTTCAAAAGCTCTGTCACTGTTTTCTGTGTCGAAAATTTCAGCATGCTGATTTTCATATCTTTTATATTCCAAGCCGAATAGTGCATTCAAACC